ACCGACGATGTTAGCAATGCGCGCTCTCGTTTTCTGCACGCCCTACCCGTAGGAGTGCGGCGTGCGCGCCTCCTTGCCGCTCTTGCTGTTGTGGCATGGATGGCACAGTGGTTGATGATTGAGTGGCTGCCAAAACGCACCACCGAGGCGCACAGGCGTGATGTGATCGACGACCTCGGCGAGTCGTCCGCACTCCACGCACACTGGCGACTCTGCAAGAAAGGCACGCCTGTACTTACGCCAGCGCGTTGAGTTGTAGCGCGGTTCCTTGTGTCGCCTGGCGTGCATCGCCTTGCGCTTTGGTGGGTCGGGCATGCTAGGCATTGTTGAGCATGTGTTCGATGTGCTTCATCTTGGCCACTTCCTGCGCTGCTTGCTCTTCGCGGTCGCGCTTGATGTAGTTGTTGTATCGGCGTTCGTGCCAGTCATAGTCGCGCCTTAGCTGCTCCTTGTCCACCTTCCGCACCGCGCGTTGCGGTACGTTCTTAGCGCTGCGCGTATACCACGCCGCCGCTACTGGTCTCCACTTGTCTACGGCTCCGTGTTTCGTGCGCCAATTGCGCGCCTCGTAGTAGGTGTAGAAGTCCTTCGCCCATCCTTCTGCGTGGTTGGCGTGGTTGCTGCCCTCACGATCCATTAGGTGCAAGAAGTAGTCGCGCACTTGCTGCCAGTGCATCGGTGTCTTTTCATTCTTCTTTATCTCATCATTCATCTTATTAGTTTGAGTATTAGAGTCTGTATTAAGTCTTTGTATTACGGGTAGAAGCTGGCTTCCACCCTCCTGTGCAGTTGCTTCCACCCTAGTGTGCAATTGCTTCCACCCTAACGTGCGTTTGCTTCCACCCTCCAGCGCCTCCACGTGGCCCAAATCAATGAGCTTATTGACTGCCGCGGATGCTGTCCGACGCGACACGTGTAGCAGCTTCGAGAAGCCCGTGTTTGTCATGAAGCATGGTTTGCCATGTTCGCTGTACCCGTAGATCACGGAACCCACCAGGCGCTCGGTTACGTTCAAGCCTTCCAAGTTCCATATGTGAAGCGGCAATATGATGTGCTTGCGCGCCATCAGTGACCCGCCCAGCCGAAGAAGCTGGCGTCGTAACCTGCGTCACCTTCATTGGCAAATACGGGCGTAACCTTCAACGTCATCTTGGCCTCACGATACGCGGGCAACAGCTTGTTTTTGTTGCCTAAGCTGCGCGTGTGCTGGTAGGCCATGCGTTGCGCCTCGTGGCGGCTGCTCACGTACCATACAACGCGCTCCTTTGGGTTGTCGCAGGTGAACACCGCTTTGTACGTCTTACTCATGGCTTGCCTGTATTGCTTGAAAGATTTGGAAAGCTACCTGTGGCACAATGGCGTTTCCGTATGCCTTTATTGACTCTCGTCTCCACTTTGGAAAGGTGATGCCGTCCAACCGGGCGGGAAGCCCATCATCTCCTCCACAAACACGGGCGACAGTTGGGAAGTCTTGCCAGTAGCTGCCCTCACTCGCTTGGTCATGCTGTCTTGATTCTCCTTGCCCGTTATCTTGTCGCTCTCCTGCGCCATAGGCGTTGGCAGCCACGATCCAAATTCGGTCTCTGCGGTGCGGCGCGTTGACGCTTGCAGCTGGAAGAACGACCGGGCAGACTTCGTAGCCTTCACCTTCCAAGTCAGCGCACACCGTGTCGAGAACCAGCCCGTCATTCCAACTAAGGAGACCACGAACGTTCTCTGCCACGACATAGGTGGGGCAAGCTTCTCGAATGATTCTAAACATTTCCGGCCACAGATATCGATTGTCGGATGTCCCGGCCCGCTTTCCTGCTGCACTAAAGGGTTGGCACGGGAACCCTCCCGAAATGATGGATACACGTCCGCGAAACGGAGTTGCGTCAAAGGTTTTGACATCGTCGAAAGATTGTGATTTTGGAAAATGATGGTTGAGTACTTGGCGGCAAAACGGGTCGCGCTCTACGTGAAAAGCGTTCTCCCATCCCATCCACTGTGCAGCAAGGTCAAAGCCTCCAATTCCTGAAAAAAGACTCCCGTGAATCATAGCACGCCGTTCTTCTTCATCATTTCCACCAGTTCCAAGAAGTCTTCGAGCGTTAGCGCGGCAATGGGCGCTTGATGGTTGCGCTTGTGAATGACGACGTTGTAGTGTTCGCTGTCTTGAGGCATGCGCTGCAAAATGCTGTGTATGTCAATGCTGCGTTCATGCGCTTTGAGCTGGAGGTAAAACGGGTCCGTGCCAGTCAAGTCCACGCCTTGATCGTCGAGCTTTTGGTTAACGTACCCTGTACGCTCCACCGTGCCGCCAAACATCCGCTGCCACACCTTCGCAATCTTCAGCTCGAACCGCTTGCCCTTCTGTCTTGCGTTGATCATAGGTTGATTTCCATTGCTGGCGCCCAGTGTGGCGCGTCCATCATCCAACCGTCCTCGCCTTCGTGTCCGTGGGCGCTTTTGCCGTCCCACGCCTTCCAGCTACGCAACAGGCGCTCCCACTCTAGGTGACCGCGCGCGATGTAGTGTGGCTCTAACTCGACGACTTGCACGTGGTGCGGTGCGCTACTCTCAACAGCAAGGATAAAGTAGCTGCTGGACTCCATGCCCATAATCTCTGCGGCGCGTTGGTAGATGGCCGCTTGCATGTAATACTTGAAGTCGTAAATGGTGCGCTGTAAGCTATGGTGGCTCACGTTCTGAGTAGTCTTCAAGTCCAAGATGAACCAATCGCCTAAGCCGTCAATAATGCCTCGGTGTGGGATGCCGCATTGCTCAATCTCAAACGGCTTTTCAAATTCCTTGCATTGACGCACCATCGGCCCGGCGTAGGGATGATCAAGCACGCGGTTGGCAATCAAGCGAATATCGAGCGCCTCTTTTGGCGTCAATATGTCCTTGTCGGCGTTCTCTTCTTTGAAGTCCAGGTACTTGTTACCTGCGCGCCTCCCGTCCCAAATCACTGTACTTACCTCGTACTTGTCCGGCTCCAAAATGGCGCGGTGTACCAACGTGCCAAACGTCATGGCGGCCGTCTCTTTGCGCGGTGCAAGTTTGTAATGCAGAAACGCCAGCGGCGAACGTGAGAACGCTTTTAGGCTGCTAAACGACAGCGGTGTGTACTCTTCTTTACTTGACAACATAAATCTTGTTTCCCGTTAGTTTGTACAATCTCTCTGAGATAAACTTGAGCCTATGACGAAAGCCGCGTTCGCGTGATGCCGTCATCTCGTGAATGGTCTGTGTATCGTCTTTGGAGTGACTCACGGCGGCCAGTATCGCCCAACGCTCATGTCGTAGGCGGCTAATCTCCTCGACGACCTTAGGCGGATACATTCGGTCCTTGTATTCAATGGTGCGTGGCTCTCCCATCAGAATGGGAGGTTGCCTTTGTCCTGCTTGACCTGCTCCACGCTCAGCTCGGGCAAGTCCTCAATGAACGGATTCTCGCCCGTGTACAGCTTCGACAAGTCGATGTACTTCGACGCCTCCTGAGCGAATGCAATCAAGTTCTCCTCGACTGGACGCTTGACGCCTGTCAAGTTGTACTTGGTGTCCATGCCTTTCCCTTGGCGCACGATAACCAGTTCGTATGCGGTCCAGTGATCGTCACGAAACAACATTGCCATTTGGTCAATGATGCTGCGTTGCGTAAATGACCAAACCTTAATACGCCCGTCGCCGCCGCTCTCGGTGTCGTATTCCCACACTACAAACGCAAGAAACTTCTTCGGGCGCTCGTCGCTAATAGCGTGTTCCGGGCGTGGCGCTTCGGGTGACCAACGAACGGGCTTTCCGTCGCAAAACAGTTCGTAACCAGTTACGGGCTTGGACAAAAGGCGCACACTGCGCTTGTCGTTGTCTTGAAGTCTAACGTAATCGCTGCCGACGCTGTCGGACTTTGACAAGAAGTTGAAGATGTCTTCGGACATGGTTGGGTTTTTTTGTGGACCCAAGTACGCCCCGAAGTTAGGCAGGGAATAAAATTATTTTTCCCTCTTATCAACAGCCTTATGTTCACGCCACGCCTTGCGCAGTCGTAACACGTTGAGAATGACAAGGGTAAGTGCGCCCAATGCGCTAACGCTCCAGTCGACGACCTCTTGCCAGCGGGCTACTTCCCACCCAACCCACGCTAAATTCAGCGCTAACAAGTCGCTCCCGTCCGTCATTTCTCCAAGGTACTGAGCGCCAGCGGTAACACACCAACAAGACACATAACAATTGTTGGCCACGTCACGCCGTGCAATACAACCTGTTCACATGCCGTTGTCACGATCAAGCCGCCCATGGTGTTTTTAGTCGACCAGCGCAACCTTCGGCCCGCGCTTTTAGCGACCTCTCCCGTGGCTTCTGTTGCGCTCCTCACCCATCTGCCGAACTTAGCCATCATACACCCACATTACGCCGTCGTGCTTGTCCGGGTCGCAATCGACATGCACAAACGTCTTGCCGATACCAATGCGCGTAAAACCTGCGGCAAGTAGCCCAGCAACGATGCGCATGCGTGCCTCGCTGTTGACCGCTGCAATGTCTGCGGCAAGTCCTTTTAAGTGGCTGCTGTTGCGGCTGGCGCTGTATGCCCTGCGAATTAAGCTCTCGTTGTAGGCGCGTGTACGGAAACCGCTGGTGATGCGGTACGGAATGCCGCTGCACGCTCTGGCGTCGTCCAGCATCTCTAAAAAGTCCGCATCCATATTCGACCCGCTGCCAGGTACGTCGGGACTATCGAACTCGGTGTGCGTGAAATACTTCATCACTTCTCCTTGCGCTGTATTACAAACCAATCGCCATCGTAGCACATCACCGTTATGCCGTCATAAGAGCGATCCATTTGGAAGTATGCTTGTCCGTCAATCCGCGTGCCGTTGGTGTAGTCGTCGCTGTTTACAGTGATTCGGTAATAGGTGTTTGCGCTAATTGTGTCGTCGCTTTTAAAGCGCAACATGCGGCCCTCGTTATCTGCGACCTTTGGCAAATACACCCTATTAAAACCATTTGAACCAGTCCAGGTCGTCATGTACACAAACCCGTTAGTGCTATCTACGTCGATGACATGATTACTGCCACTGCTGCACGTAATAAGTTGAGCGGGCGTAAAGTTCATAACGTTACCTGCTCGTATGTCGTTTAAACCACTCGATACGGTGTCGGTCAAGACGTTACCTGCTGGCGCAAATTTATCGCGTGGGTTTTCGCTGTTGTACTGATCGCTTCTAAAGCTGATGTTTGACACGCTAGTGTTAAAATGCCATCTCTCGATGTCAACCTCGCTATCGTTGGCGTTGTAGCTCATCTTAAACATAACGTGGTCGTCGCTGCTCTCAATGATTAAGTTGTACGGCCAAACAAACTTGGCCGCCGTCGTAATTACAAAACGTCCTGAACGAATGCGATGTGGCAATTGCGTGTTGGTCAGTATCTCAAGCACGCCAAGACGGTGCAGACTGTATGGAGTGCTAGTTTGTGAACTGGTCCACGTTGCCGGGTTGCCTCCCGTGCCGCCTGTAAAACTACCGCTGCCCCATTGCACACTGGAACCGCCTGTTGTGTAACTGACGGCAGTATTGCCCGCAATAACATCTGTCTGTTCTAATTCAACTTGGTTGGCTGCTGTTGTAATACTGCTAAACACAACCTCATCGCCGATACTGTCTGCGCTGTCTCCTGCGTAGACATTCAGCAGAAACAAAACGTTGTTGGTAGGCAACGAAGCCACAATGTCGCCACCAGCGCCATTTAAGACGGGTACGTTCAACGTAACGTCTAGCCCTACTTGATCGCTTACCAACTCAGGAACTTGGATGCTTACTTGACCTATGTTCTCAAAGCCTGCGCTTTTAAAGTATGACCCAAGCACTACCTTCTTAGTGCCTGGTGTTCCCGTCCAACCCGTGTCCGTGTAATATTGACTCCCAAATTTTATTGTGAAGTCACCTCGCACAGTGTGGTTATTGATGTAGTTGTTTTCCGACGCGACGGCTGCAATTTCGATGTTGTAGTTGAGCGTTAGCAGATGCGTACTTCCTGCAAAATATGTGCGGTCGTCATCAGCCAACGTGATCTCCGGCGATGCACTAGACAAGCTCGTGAAGTCTGTGTTGAACTGAAACAGAAACTCAGACGCCTTTGTTGTTCGCTTGCGCAACACCCTCTTGATTGGTGGGCTGTACTCTATGGTATTGCCTGCCAATTTCTTGATGTTCGTGCCATTGGTTACGGCCACCGCATTTTGAAACGCACTCTTGACTTCTGAACTCAACGTGTAAGCACTACCATCAGCAGTTTGGGCGAACATATCGCCAGCAATGATCGTCCCTTCGCTTACGCGCTGCAATACGTTGTAAGGCAAGAAGTACCAACAACCTCCCGCTTGAAACACCCTAGCGTTAAACGATATGGCAACGCTTCTTAACATGTCGTAGGCGTTGTAATATTCCGTTGGTACGCTTCCCGGCAAGCTCGGGAGAGTCATTACGCCCTCGCCTAGATAGTCGCTTCCGCTGTACCCGTTCGGCTCTATGTCGTTGAAGTAGGTTAGGAATTGGTCCGAGCTATTCCATAAGCCATGCGACCGCGTTTCAGCTAATGCCGCGCGAATAAAGTTCGCGATGTATCCCGGTGACGTTGTCAACGCGTCCACGGTCGTTTGCTTTAACTGGTTTATGTCATCCGCAGCAGTAAAGTTGACGGCGCTGGGCATTGGCTCGTCGGCCATTTGCATCTGCTCCAAAAACATAACGCCACGCCAAAACACCTTTTGACCTGACGTGCCTGGTTCGCTCAACACCTCGACCAAAATTTGCGCCTCTACTGCGAGAGGCACGATCGTATTTAACCATGTGTCAAAGGCGCCGCCTTGATTGTACAAGGTGAAGTCTAGCTTGGACGGGATAATGGGCTGGTACTCCTCTTTGTTGTCGCCTTCGTAAGTCAAAACGAAGCCGGGCGTACCGACGACGACTTCACTACTCGTGCCGCTAAAGGTGTCGTCGTAAATATTAATTCGGAACTGGTCGCCCACGTCGTTGGCAAAGTCGCCATAAAATCTTACCGCCATTAGAATCCTCTTACTCTGTTCCGGTCAATCTGTGATCGCTCGTTGCTAATCAAAATATCGCTTCCTCTAATCATGCCCGTCACGGTTACGTTACCGCCGCCCATCATATCGCGCAGCTTGTTTAGCGGTGCAACGACCTCCGGGTTTATGGCTGAGGTACCTGGTCCCTCTCCGACCATAGCCAAGGAAGCGCCTGTAAACATGCCGCCGTCGGCCATCTGCGGTATACCCATACCCGCGCCAAGGAAAGACCCAAGACCACCTTTGACCGCTGCCGATCCTGGGAACAGAATACTTAAAGCAGCAAACGCGGCAAGCATTGCGGCAAGTTTTAAAACCATTTGCTCTAGTAAGTCCAACATAAAGTCGCCAAAGCTCTTACCGCCTTCACGCAATGCGCTGAATGCTTGCATGAAAAAGCCCGGTAGTTTGTTAGCTGCGTAGTTGCCAAGCTCAACCATTGCATCGAGCGGCAACTTAACCGCTTCGGATACGCCTTCCATGCTTGTCTTTAACTCATGGTTGGCCATGCTTGCCGCCATGATGTCGCTGGCCATTGTGCCTTGCAGCTCCTTGGCCATGCCCATAGTTAGCAACCGCGACTTCTCGACGGCTAGTAATTGTTCTTTTTGCTTGACTTCGGCAGCTGGTGATGTTGGCGCGGTGGTTTCGGTTACTGCTGGTGCATCGGGCAAAGTACCAAATGCCATGGCTTCGTCGAAGGCGTCTAGCATTGCAGCAGCTCCGGCAAAATGGCCTTCCGCGTTTACGCCGCCTACATTTTGCTTAATGAACAACGCGTAATCAACTGCCGCCTTCATTTCTTCGCGGATTGCGTCCGCGTTGCCCTTGTGCGCTGTCTTGGCTTTCTCTGATAAGTTAAATATCTCCTCGCGTGACGCAACAAGATCAGCTTCCGAAGCGCTTGCTCGTTGCAGTGATTTTGTGAAGTCGTCAAGTATGTTAGTAGCAGCCTCAAGCAAACCGGACTTCTCTGCAAATTCACCCAATGCCAAGGTGATGTTGTCCATAGCCGTCGAAAACTTACCGCTGATAGTTTCGGACAGGTTGGACATTGCGTCGTTGGCAAACCCGCCTTCGCTGGCCATGTTTGCAAGCGCTTGGTTGTACTGATCCACGGTAACCGAACCCGCGCCGAACTCCATGTTCGCGTCGCCCGTTACCTTTTTTAGCTCTGCAAAAATTGGAATACCGCGCTCAGCTAATTGGTTGAGGTTCTCAAGCTCCACCTTGCCTTTCGCTTGGACTTTCGAGAATGCCGCCGCAATGTCGCCAATGCTGTTACCTGATGCAGCAGCGATGTCGCCAAGCATGCGCAAACGATCATTGACGTCGTCCATACCCGTCCCGACCGCAATCAACTGTCGCGCGCTACGGCTGACCTCCTCAAGCTGAAACGGTGTAGACGCTGTAAACTTGTTGAGCTTGCTAACCATCTGGGCTGCACCTTCCGCGCTGCCCATAATAGACCGAAAGCCGACCTTCAACGTTTGCAACTGAGCGCCGCTCTTAATGACAGCAGTCAAGCCAGCACCAACGCCAGCGGCTATTGCCATCCCTGCCTTACCCGCAAGCGCGGAAATTTCACCGAAGTTCCTCTTGAAGTTGCTCTTGGTGCGGCGCAAGTCCGCGTTAAGTTTGGTCAAGCCTTTTTTGCTTAGACCGATTGTAACTTTTAGATCCTTAAGTTTTGCCATTTGACCACGCTTTGAGTGTGTGTTCTAGGAGCTTGTTCGAACGCTTCTTCTTCTTCTCCTTCTTCTCCCACGGAAAGATAACAAGGTCGCGCGGCTTGATACTCTGTCCCTTCTTGCCGTGCGGCTGTAACATGATCGTGGCAAGCCACCGCGTCCGCTCCCATTCCATCTGTTGCTTCTGCTCCTCGTCCTTGGCGTTGCCTTGTGCGGCTGCGCAGAACTCCACAAACGTCATGTCGTAAAACGCAAAAGGGCTGAACCGTAAACGGCCCAACCCTATCTGCATACAATCTTCGAAGGTTAACGGTTCCGCTTCACCTTTTTTTTTCCGCGCCACCGCCCATGAGCTTGGTGATAGACGCGCCCAAAATCTCAAGGTCTTGAACCTCGATAAGTCCCAAGAAGTCGTCAAGCTCGTACTTGAATTCGACTCCCGCATGTTTCGCTCCGCTTTGTGCCATGAAGTACACAAACGAACCAACCTCCACAACGTCGTCGCCAAGGTTGCTAATGTCAATGTTTGCTTCGCGCTTGGCGTTAGCCAGGGCGCGCATGTCACAACGCAAACGAAACTCTTTGCCGCTAAGCTCAATCTGCATTACGCTTCAACAAATGCGATTGATCCCGACAACTCGATTGTTGCGCTGTAAGTAACGTTGTCCTCTGTGCCTCCGCTGGCTTCGATAGAAGTCACGAATGCGGTGGCGCATGTGAAGTGATTGTCAGCCGTAGCGTCAAGGCCAAAGATGATGGCAAACGAAGTACGGGCGGCAAAATGCCCCATCAAGGTTGACACCGCTTGGCCTGTGGCCTCGTCAACCAAACCACTAACGCTGATGCTTCCGCTACGCGTAGACTCCAACAGCTCACGGAAACCGCTGCTGTCTTTGCTGGTTGTGTCGCGTGTCTCCATCGACAAGCTGATGCTTCCTTCGGTCTGGTCTGGCAATGCAGAACCACCGATTTTGAGTAAGTAGACGCTTCCGTTAATAATGCCGGCCATTATTCTTTTTCCTTTGTGTTGTTTGCGATGATCGCGTTGAACAACAGGTCAACGTAACCGAAGACCCTGTCGTCTTTAATGCTTGGCGTAAGGTTTACAACAACCTTTGCGAAGGCCAGAAGCGCAATGAGCAACTCAGCCCAGTATTCCGTCATGAAATCCATAAGACCAATTTACACGCTTTGCTTTAAATGCAAGTCGGTATTATGCAATTTGCCGTATGGCTGCGTGGGTGTAACTATGCCACAAAACCTGTTTGACGGATGAACTGCCGCTTCCCGCCCTTAAATAATAGAACAGTGGAACAATGTACTCGCCCGCTTCCGCATAAAAAACGCACGTGCCGCCCGTGCCGTCGTACTGACTGCCAAACAAGTCTTTAGTTGTACGCATGTTCAGTTTCTTGTTTGACCATGCGCCAGAGCTGCCCACCTTAAAACCAGGCGCCAAAATCATTTTCACCTCGTTAGCGTCTGAGCTGCTTGTATTTTGCACAGCGACAAAAATGTTGAACTCGTACCACCCGTCAACAGGAACAATGTATTCGCCCAAAGAGTTGCAGTTGCTGTTTTGATCTAGTTGCACCGTCCACAAATCGCCATACACAGGCGAGGAAGGAAGTGAACCCGTGCCGCTGGACCTTGTACCTGATACGCTAGAAACGGAAGTGTCCCAGCGCAAAAACCCCGCGCTTGTTGGAATTGTAAATCTTCCGTTGCTCTCGTATGCTCCGGCCCATACTGCCTGTTCTGCGGGAAACGCTTTAGCGCCCGTTTGCACGCTGTCCAATTTCGTTTTGTCGGCGGCGCTTAGGCTACCCGCCGCGCTTGTTGTTGCTGCGGTAATTGATATTGCCGGCGTCGTGCCTCCGCTGCTCGCGATTGGAGCCGTACCCGTTACGGAAGTGACACCGCCACCGCCACCGCCCGAACCATTTGCAGCCGCTGTAATTCTGCCTTGAGCATCAACTGTTATGTCGGCTGCGGTGTAGCTGCCAGCGGTCACCGCTGTATCGTCAAGGTTAACAACAACGTTTCCCGTGGTTGGGCTTGCTGTTAATCCTGTCCCTCCTGTCACGTCGTCAACTGGAACCGTGGGAATGGTTGGCTTGTTTAAGATTTCCGCGTCGCCGCTTGTTGCATTCCAGTCTGCATTTACGTTGACCTCTGCGCCCGCTTCAATGCCTGTGAGCTTTGTACGCTCGTCGCCTGTAATAATTGCGCCGCTACCCGCGTCGCTTACGTCGTTGTGAGTAGTCACTGAACCATCGGCGCTAACCTTGGCCGTGTTCGCGGTAATTGCGTTCGCTTGCCCCGACGTTATACCCGTCTTGGCTGTGTTCGCCGTGATTGCGCTTGCTTGCCCGGAAGTAATACCTGTCTTCGCCGTGTTAGCCGTAATCGCTGACGCTTGGCCCGATGTGATCGTGGTTGTATCACCAGCCAACGCGGTCGAGCTTGTTGTGCCTAGCTCTAGCAATGGCGTGTCGCCCTCTAACGCTGTACCCGCTGACGTGCCAAAGCCCGGGAAGGTCGTCTTTGCTGTGTTCGCTGTGATTGCACTCGCTTGTCCCGAAGTAATGCCTGTCTTTGCGGTGTTAGCTGTGATTGCGCTCGCTTGTCCCGAAGTAATACCTGTCTTTGCGGTGTTGGCGGCAATCGCGCTTGCTTGCTCCGAAGTAATACCCGTCTTCGCGGTGTTGGCTGTTATTGCGTCCGCCTGTTCCGAGGTTATACCCGTCTTGGCGGTGTTGGCGGTAATGGCTGACGCTTGGCCGGAAGTAATACCTGTCTTGGCAGTGTTCGCCGTGATTGCGCTTGCTTGGCCCGCTGTAATCGTGGTCGGCGTATTGTCAAGGTCGCCGTAATCAATGCCGGAAGTTGAACCAGTGAACCGCACCTCTAAAGGAAACGTCGTTACAACATTGCCATTAGCTTGGCCGGCAACCAACATGCCCGTTGTCTCGGTGTCGCTTGCGCCAGCAGCAACCGCAAACGTCAACGTGCCTGGGCTTGTCTGCTCTGCCTTGATTAAAGTGGCCGTACCGCCACGCAAAATAGCGTTGGTGGTGGTCACCTTTAACGATGGCTTAGTGTTGTCTGACACGTCACTAAACACGCCAAGCTCGTTTTGCGCTGAGCCTTTCAGGATTTGCAGAATGCTGGTCAAGTCGCCATCGATGCTTTGAAACTTGCCATAAATGGTTTGCGCCACTCCGCTTTGCACGTTAAGGTTGGTACCGTACAACTCGACCGTGCCTGTCAAGCTGTTGACGCTGGTCACGCCGCTACTGCTGCCGCCCGTGTCTAGTGTCGCGGTGTTGCCGTCAATAGTTAGGGAGCCGTTTGATACAATGACTTTGTTAACCGCGCCCGTTGGCGCTCCGTCCACCTCTTCAATGGTCCAGCTATTACCCGGAAACGTGGTGAGCGTTGTTGCGCTTCCGGTACGTTGCACGCGCGTGTTGTAGGTCTGCTCCAATACGTACACGCGTTGATCGCCGTCGAATTGGATGTCGCTTGCGTCAAAGCTGATTGACTGCACCTGTACGCCGCTGATGGTTCCGCTCTGCCTGTCAAGCGCACCGCGAACGGCAATGCCCAAATCCATCACGGTCTCGTAGTCGTCGCCTACGCAATACAACTCCACGCGCGCCGTGTCAACCTTTGACGTGCTTGTCTTGGTGTCGCTGGGCGTAGTGTCAACAACAGTGTAAACCACAAACGGAGCGTCGGCGTCTTGTTGCGCAAGCTCTGGGTAAATGCGATCCGCGCAAATTGCACCGACTGCGCTGCTGTCTTTGAGCAGCTTATAAATTGCCTTGCCTGTCTCCATTATGCTCTGCTCATGTATTTGTCAAACCGCGCGCGATACAATCGAATAAGTTCCGCCGTCATTCGTGGAATTGCTGGCCTCATACCTCGCTCAAAAAAACCTCGGTTTGGACCATTATAGGAACCAGGTCCGCCCATGTGTTTTGGAAGGTCGCCTTCCTCTACAAAGTGCGCAAAATAACCGTCGTTGCGAATGACACCAGCAGCAGGACCAGACATCGTCTTGTCAATTACTCCTGACCGTGGGCCGACCATGACACTGGTTTTGTTTCCCATTACGCCGAAAACTCTAATGCTTCGTTTTAACGTGCCTTTTTGAATGTCATAAGACGGGCCGCGCTTGCCGCCAAATCGCCCGTTTCTCCTGACGTGGATTGTTCCTTTGTGGTTTGTAATGGCCCTTTTTAAACTAGTCATGCCAATTTTGGCCACCTGTTTGTGAATCTTCAAAACTGCCTTTCGGTCGTCAGTATTGCCCCACATAGACACCTTGTCGATTTGCTTTAGTAGCTCATCCATGCCTTCAATACGTCCCGGATGCAGTCCGCCCGAATTGCGCACTGGACCACTTCCGCGACTAGATAAATACTCTCTGACTCTAACGCCCATCCGTGCCTTGCTCTTTGCAGAAAATGCGCATGCCGTCGCGCCGTCCGATTTCTTCAAAGCCCAGCACCTCGTACTTGCGCGCTTCAAATACAATTGTATCGTCTTGCGACATGCTCAACCCGCCGGGCGCGTCGGTTGGGTTTGGGTGGCGTACAATGAAGTTAACCTTGCTTTGTGGAAATACCTGGTGCGCCTTAATGGTCTCGCCCGCGCTGCCCGCAAACCTTACTTCTGCCCACATGTCCGTGTCTGTGGTGGTGGTTACGGTTGGCTGTCCATAGTCGTCTTGCGTCAAGGTCTCTTGGCGGTACGTAATCAACCTGTCTCTGCGTCCTGCGTTCTTCATGGCTGGTAGATAATGCGGAACGGATTAAGCAACGCCTCAAGCCCAAACTTCAAACGCGTAGTCATGGCGCCGATGACCTCTTCTTGCCTGTTCTCGTACAAGTCCGCGACGATCAATCTAATGGCTTGCAACACTGGCGCGGGCATGGTGGTGTAACCAGCCGTGAACGAAACGACGACAGGCATTAATGCGTAATCGTAAGTCTGCGGATAGTCGCGAAACGCAATGCGCGCTGGCCGCGTAATTTCATCCGAGAACCAGTTGCTTGCGTCAAGTGTAGACAGCGCCGCGTAAGTCTTGGTTGCGGTCGTCTGATACTTTACCTCGGTAATCGCGGTAACTGGCCCAATGGGAATGTAGGAGTTGTAAAAGCCTGGCAAGTACCCGCGCGCGGTGTAGCTGCCCAACTTAATATTGCAATGTTCCTCCACCCAGCTAATTGCCGCCGAGCGTAGCGCCGCAATCAAGGTGTCTTCTGCGGTGTTGGTTACGCGCATGTGTGCTTTCAAGTCGGCAACCGTAATGATTGTGTCTTGATCGACTGCGCTTCCGGTAATCTCTACTTGCATGCCCTAAAAATAAGAAAGCCCGACGTGGTGCCGGGCTTTCTCTGAATATGTAGACGACGGCTTACGCAGCCTCGTCGTGGAAAGTGTACGCGGCGGCTCCGTGAAGCACAGCAGAATCGGCGTAACGATGGATGCTAATCCGCACCTGGTGACTAAGGTCCATCGCATATGGGTTGACAACGATGTCAAGGCCACCAAAAAGTCCGAGTACGGCTGCCTGATTCGGGTCAAACATAATCATGGAACCCTCAGAGGCTACACCATTAGCTGGCAGCAAATCAGTTACTGCGTATGGGTAACCCAACGCGCTGAAATTTCCTGCGCTTGTGCGGTCGATGACAGCGTTCACGTTGGCCACAAGTGGGTCGTCAGCAAGGATGCCGTGAGCAACACTGTCGGCAACCACTTTGACGTTGCGCAAATCAACACCTGCGGCAATCAAAGCGGCTTCACCCAAAATCATACCTGCGGCGCTAACTGCGTCGGTATTGTCTCCGTCACCAGTTCCGATGATTGTATCAAACACAGCCTTGTCGATCTGACGGTTCAACTGGGTAATCATGTCATTGGTGATGAGCTGTTCAACAGCGGGTCCGCCCTGCATCATGAGTTGCTCTGTGACAGTAACAAATGCACCGTAACGCGTTGGAGTAAGAGAACGCTTTCCGACTGTGTTCAAAGCGTTACCAACGTTCGCACCCTCAGCAGCAGAAGCAATGGTTGCAGCAGCCGTAACGATTGGCACGTTCACGTTGGAAGTAAGTCCGTTGAGGACACGTCCACCCAAAGACTGAAACAACGTTGGAGCAGCCAAAGCAGCTACGCCAGTGGTTACGTCAGTACCGACAAAGCCAGGAGAGTTGGCCAAAGCCGCACCAGCACCAAACTCACCAGCCTCACCCAACGTCCGCATTGCGCTTGCGGGAATGGACAATTGGCCCTTGATGGTCATGTTGGAGTTGCGCGCCTCGCGCATGGCTTCCTCGGTGTACTCAGCAGCAACACCAGTGACGCGCTTGCCTTGTGACAAGTCACGGACAGCACCAGCCAAGTCGAACCGCTTGTTCATGCGGGCCATTTCGCGCTGCTCTGAGCGTGAACCCTCGCCAGCCAAAACCGCGCTTTCGGCAATCTTTGCGTCTTCGCGCTTGACCTTCAATTGAACGTCCACCTTGCGGATTTCGGAAGCGAGTCTTTCCATTTCGGCGACGTCAGTATCTGACAAGTCGCGCTCTTCGAGTTCAGCGGATTTTTTGACGTCTTCGCGCTGGTCGACGTATTGGGACCGCAGAGCCTGCAAGTCCTTGATTGGGAGATCAGTCATTTTCTTCTTTCTGTTCAGCACGCGCCGTAACTGTCGCGGCTTGATATGCTGGGTAAGTTACGGGAGACACGTCAATCAGTTGGCGCACTTTCTCGATAACTCTCACGCCATCAGCATCGTTGCTTTCTTCCTTGATGGTAAACGCAAAACTGCTTTGTGAGATGTCGCCGCGCTTGATCATGGTGTACAAATCCCGGCCCGCTTGCGTGTCGCTCAACTGCGCCCGATAGTACAACCCGTTCTCATCTTCGGACAGCTCCAGCGTGTTGTTGCTGGTCCGGGCCAATGGCACGCCATCGTGGTTGATAAGCAACCGCACATCGTCGTTGAGTACGTCAGAGAATGCACCTTGCGCAATGCGCTCTTGGAATGGCCCGAGGTCCGTAACGCTGTCGAAAACCGCTGCGTATCCTTCGACAATCAAGTTGTCTTCGTTGGCGCGCATCTCTGCCTTCCGGTATTGCACACCCTTGTCGGCGTTTTTCTGTTGCTTGCGCTCAACTACGCCGTCGAGATACTTGCGCACCTCCGCCACGCGCTCGTGGTCTGTGCCAGGCGTGTTAGTGTAGATGGCCACAATTTGCATGTAGGTGGCCTTGTCGCTGCGCTTGCTGATGTTGTGCAAGGTGCGCTTCACGTAATTAGGTAGGTGATTGTCCGTTGTCATCGCTTGAAATTTTGTCTGAGTATGCGCCAAGGCGGTCCAGCGCGATTTGATTCACTTGCACGGTGTGCGTGTCGCCGCCCGCAGTCGGGTTCAATTCTTCAGTTGCCCGAACCTCGTTAATGTTCATCACGCCGTTTTGCAACATCTGCGTGTAGAACTGTGAGCGCGCTTGCATGTCGCCCCGGAACAAGTCGTTGAGCTTGTACTTGAAGTAGTGTGATCGCGCTTCTTGCAACGTGAGCAGCTTGGAGGCGAGTTCTTGCTCGATGCGCTTTGCCCACGGCAACACTGTATGCCTTGCGAATTGCAGGTTCTGTTGCTCGACGTTGTTGTATGTCGTTTGACTCTCCAACTGAACCAGCGCAGGCGGGACAGAGAAGATGCGACAAATTTCCTCAGCTTGAAACTTGCGCGTCTCAATGAACTGCGCCTCTTCCGGCGCGATGCTGATGCGGTTGTATTTGAATCCAAAGGGTAGAAGTTTAGTTCCGGCTGACGTCATAGACCCGTTCCATGACTTCTGCAACATCTGCATCTGCTCAGACTTTAACGGCTGGTCCGACGACAGCACGCCCGTCATCTGCCCACCATTTCCGAAATACTCTGATCCGTAGTCTTGCGCGGCTTGCGTTAGGCCCAGGTTCTCGCGGTGCAAGTCAATCGGGCTTTTCCGATAGATGTTGCAGACCTCAAGCATGTCCTCTTGACGCACGATCGTGTTGTCTTGCAGCTTGAACACCACAGAGTTGTTAATCACTTTGCGCTCGACGAGGTCGGTATCCACGCACTCCATAGCAATCGGAACGCCACCCGCACCGCGTCGAATAACAGCGTAACCGACGCCTTTTAGGACCGCGTTCGAGATAACTGTCTCCCAAAACATAAACGGCGTTTCGTATGGATTGGGTCTAAACGTGCAAACGTCAATGGCCGGATGGTCCAATACAACGTCGCGGCGCTGGCCGTTGGTCACGTACAAGTTCAAGCCCAAACTGCTGATGGTGCTTGCAATTTTGTACACGCAAGCGTAGACAGTCGACAAGCGCATGCCCGTATCGTGCGTAACGTTTGCGCCAGCTTTGGTTACTCCGTAGAGGCCAACAGCGGCCAAAATATCTTCGGGACGATCTAGCCCAACGCGGGCGCGTGCCTGTTGAACAAACTTCTGTAAACGGTTGGCCATGTTGCAAGGTAAAAAATAGGGCGATGCACCGTTGCGCACCGCCCTATAACCAAAAAACTTAAACCTGTCACAAACTCAGCACCTCAAGAAGAGGCTCTTGCTCTTGTGCATTGTTAAAGTAACAACCCATTGCCATAATAGACGCCACCACACCGTCCACTTTTTGGCTCTCGCTGTTTTTCTTTTTGGTCACTTTTATGTTGTCTGCCTCGTCGCGCGCAAGGTGAACGCAGCCCATTTGCCACCTTAAAACCTCGTGCGCGCCGTGAATAATTTCACCGCGACACATTAAAACCTCGAATTGTTTGGTCGGGTAGCTCATCGACGCGTATCCCTGGCCGAACGGCTGGCACTCGATGCCGTCCAAAAACGGGACCACCAAATGCGCAATGTATCTATCGTAAGCCAGCGCCCGCAGGTCGTATGTCTCCGCCAATCGCATGATATGGTGTCTAACCGCAATCATATCGGTCACATTTCCCTCGGTAATACTGACCAACCCTTCGCGCTCGAAGTGTCTGTAATCGATGCCGCCGCTCAAGCTCTTGCTCTGCGCCTTCTCTTCGTTTACGAAGTGGTGACACTTTAAATAGAAGCAATCCTTTGCGTCATCGCGGAAAATAAGCGCCACAGCCGTCAAGTCTTTGGTACTGGACAGG